CCTCGGCAACGATCTATTGTAATTTATATATCTTATGTTTGTATCATCAAACGTAAAAGCAATGGAACAGATCGAGATGGTTCTGACCATGATGATGGTAAGCCTAGTGGTGACACTGTCGGTGAAGATGCTAACGGAGTTGGTGCGTTGGTATCTCCGTCGACGAGCACAATATCTCTATGCAAAGAAGCAAGAAGATTTGGGCAGGCTTCCGGAATCCATGAGGGAGGGGTCAGACTTGGTCACAGTTCCGTTGGCCAATTTCCCTTTTGTTGTAGGGCTGTATTCGGTGCGCAGACAGGGGGCGGCTGAGAAGGTCTATTTGGGGACGGGAACCTTGCTGGAGGGGTGGTTGGTGACGGCGGGGCATGTGGTGGAGACGGCGGCTGGTAGAGATATGTTTGCTCTAACCTATGACGGCGTCTACCATGAGCTCGGCCAATTCCACACCATCTATACTGATCTTGTGATGACTAAAGCACCACAGGGTTATAAGTCCGGCAGGGTTGAGGCTCTCCAATTAGCGTCATACGCCCAGTTGGTGGCAGCACGTGGAACAGCAAATTCAAGCATGGGAATACTGAAACATGACACACAAGTAGCGTTTGGCTTTTGTTCGTACAGTGGGAGCTCGGTACAAGGATTTAGCGGGGCACCCTACACGAATGGAAGTAAAGTGTTGGCTATACACCTTGGAGGAGGAACTTCAGGGAATTATGGCTATTCAGCGTCATTTGTGATGGCACAAATACACGTCTATAAACGACCAGAGAGTTCGGAGCTCGAGGCGATGGAGCGAGCGATGAAATCGGCCAAGAAAGAAGACATCGAATGGGAGCGTGGCTTGGATGAGACCAGGGTACGAGTGGGAGGACGGTATTTCACCTTGGACAACGATGAGTTTGATGAGTGGTCTGAGTTGAATGAGTTCGGAGAGTGGTTTTATGATGAGGAACCGGAATCGAAGAGGAAACGATTCAGAGTGAAGAGAAAGGCAGTGGACTATGAGGAGCCAGACTATGAACCAGAGGGAGTGGAGGATCCTTTTTTAGAATCAAAGCCCCCGAAGGATTCATCCTCGGGGGCGTTAGAGAAGCGTATCGAACTCCTAGCGGAAAACATAGCATCAATTCAAAGTTTGCTGACATCTCAGTCACAGGATATGGGTGGGTTGAAGGAACGGCTGAACAAGTTGGACACAGCCTGCGTGTCCATGCGCAATATCGAGAGCAAGCTGAGCGAAACCTTCGCGAGCCAACTGACGATGAGCGTGAATACGTTAGAGCAGCGTTTGACCGCACAAATAAAGTCAGTTTCAGACGCCCGCCCACACCCGGAGAAGACGGCTTCGACAAATGGTTCAGATACCTCCTCACCACCCTCGATCCCCGAAGTGCCACAGGTCTCGGTAAGTTCAGGAAGTACGCAACCATCGGTGATGCGCTGGGCTACGATGGACTCCGATTTCGCAACGATGCTAGAGTGGCGGAACTCCGTAGACAGGTCGTCGCCAAGCTATCCGCACTGGCGAGAGGAGTACATGACGCAGAAGGGATTCTCGACCGAGCAAAAGAAGGCTCTTGTAGTGCGCTTGAAGAACTACAAAGTAAGCTCGCAGAGGAAAGTAGCCAGGAAAGCCAAATCGGCGATCCAATAAAGCTCTTTATCAAAGATGAACCGCATAAGCAAGGGAAAATTGACGAAGGGAGATTCAGGCTCATATCGGCATTCAGTCTGGAGGACCAGATGGTGGATAGGTGCTTAATGCACCCGTTCATACAATCTGAAATCCGGAACCCGATGGATGTTGTATCGAAAGCCGGCTGGGCGCCATTACCAGCCGGGTATCAGCGAATGATAGCTGAGTTCCCTGAGAAACAAGCTTATGCGATAGATAAGAAGCTATGGGATTGGACCATGCCGGGATGGGTGGTCCTGGAATACGTACTTGCGAAGCTCAGGCAATGCAGGGAACATAGCCTGCTGTGGGAGTGGATGGTCTGGAGGAGAATTTATTACTCCTTTGGACCGGGAGCTGTACTGGCGGAGCCAACTGGAGCGATTTGGCGTCAGACCTTTTGGGGTTTGATGAAGAGTGGCTCCTTGTTGACACTGTCCATGAACGGAGCCTCACAGTATTTGGAACATGCATTAGCCTGGCTTAGAATGCTCGATGGAGGACCAATCTCGTGGCCGCCGCGAATGTGGGCTATGGGGGATGATACACTTGCTAGGATGAATTCCGAGTGGGTGGACGGATATTTGAGAGAACTGGCTAAGACCGGCTGTATTGTCAAGCTAGCTGAGAATTCAAGGGAGTTCTCGGGATTTAGGGTTGAGGGAGACTCAGTGGCAAATGCCATAGTAACCCCGATCTACCCTGAGAAGCACAAGTTCTTAGTGAAGCATGTAAGAGCCGAAGACGAGCACAGCGTCTTTCTATCCTTTTCCCTCTTGTACGCCCTCGCGCGGCCGGGATGGTTGAACAACGTCATTGGAAGAACGGACGTGACAGTAGGACCAATGCAGCGTCTGTGGGCGAAGGGAATGGCGAAGCTAGAGCTATTCGACACTCTGCCCGAGTGGACGCGTTTTTGGGATTAAGGCGCAAGACTTGATTTGATTGGATGGACCCCCCAACAGGGAGCCGCGCATGTAAGAG